GATCAGCGCATCTAGACAACCCTTGCTACCAAGCGCTTGACTCGCTCAGAGAACACAACGCCTTCATCTGGCTCGTGGTTCCACGGGTTAGGAAGACCAAGCAACCGTGCAACCCTGCTATGAACAGACATAACGTCGCCACCGCGAGTCCCTGGAATAGCCCAACGTGAAGGTGGTTCGGTGTTCAATCTGGCAAGTCCGTACATAACGGATAGTGCAGCACGAAGTTCCTCTATCTCGGACTTCTCGGTCTTTACAGAATGAACCTCGCAGATAAGTGAGGACCATACGACTGTCGCTGAACCGTGCTTACCATTGGCAAGAGTGTTCAACTTGCGGCCAGAGTTACAGATAATGCCTTCAGCGGCAGCGGTCCTAAACCTCGCGCCAAGCGCACTATTAGAGCCGGTTGGATTGGCAGGTAAACCCATGCGCCAGACATCCTCAGATGTAAACTCTAAGGACCGGCGCGCCAATCGCAGGATGTAATCATCCGCTAGAGACTTCCATTCCTCGAGAGCATTCCCGTCGGCCCGCTCAATTCCAACGTCAGCCGCTTTACTGGCGGCTTCCCAATCCAAACCGATCTGCTCGTTCATACTGGCAGAATACACTGCGAGACAGACACCCCAGATGTCTGTCTCGCGTGCATCTCACCGCTTAGAACCCATTTTCGCATGAACAGGACGAAACGGTACTAGCAGGGGAAAGGGCAGCGAACTTTGCCGAGGCAGCAGCAGCACGCACTGGACGCAACGCATCTCTGAACTCAGCAAGTTCAACGTGAATGTCATTCAACTCGCGTCGCAGGTCAGCCTTTTCTGTATCGGCAGTGTGAATCATGCCTGCCGCTACTAGAGCAGTGACTTCACCGGCCACGGAATCCCATACGCCTCTCGGAGCAGAAACCTCAGCGCCCGAGGCAACAAGACCCTCAACGATGAAGCCCGACACATTTACCGAAAGCAGACCGACAACCTCGAGCCTGCCACCCAACTGCCGCCAATCAGGTGAAACGTCGGAGCCACGGAACTTGCGAACCTGCTCAGGGGACAATCCAGGGCGCAGCGCACCGGCAGCAACAATGCCAAACTCATTCTCATACAGCGCAACATCGGCCACTGCGCAACCAGTGTCGGCATAGAACGCTTGTGAATCAGAAGCCACCAACTTCAAGTTGGGGTGGACCGTATCCATGTAAATTGGGCCGGTGGCAACGAGTGTGCCTTCGCCAGTCAGCACGTTCTTGTTGCGGAAATGCTTATAGGCGCAACCTGTTTTAGGTACGGGAACACAGCGATCAGCGAAACCAATATGGCATGAGCCCCATGCAGCAACCAGTCCGTAGCAGCGCCCATCTGGATGAACCGTGAATGGCTCAATGCCCCTCATGTCACCTGGCAAGAACCACTCCATCGGAGGATTGGCAGGAACCTCAACAGTGTTCGATGCGGATGCAACAAGCGAAGCCAGACCCTGCTCGGCATTGCCTTCACCATGAACCCAAAGTCCAAGCGGCGAAGGCACACGCCATACGTCACCAAGAACAGCAACTGCGGAGGCAACAAGTGCTTCGTCCTGCATAACGTCTTCCTTGGGCAGAACGGTTACATACGCCTCTTGGAATGCGGGGAACGGTGTGAGCGTTGCGCCCATCATGCGACCAGAGGTGAGAACCTCGAGAGCCTGAAAGCCGCCGTACTTCATATCCTCACTTGAGAGAGTGTCGCCATCGGCGGTCATAAACTCAATCGTCACAGAGTCAATGTCTGCGGAAACTCCACGCATTGTCCCCTCTTTGAGCAAACGATGAGCCTCAATACCAGCAGAACCAGAGTCAAAGAATCCACGGCCCACAATGTTTTGTCCGTTGCGCTCAATCTCGTGGATCGAACCAGCAATGACTGCCCCATCGTGGCCTGAAGCGTTCGCTGTCTGGAGCATGAGAGGCAACGGCAGTTCACGCCAGGTCAGAGCATTCTCAGCAATCTTGCGCCCGTCACCAGACGGCAAACCCTCAACGATGAGGACACCTTCCCAGTCAAAGAGCGAAACTGGTGAGGTTTCGTCAGCGAAGGTTGCAGCTTCGCTAGAAGCAGCCATTGGCAGGATCGCGTCAATCGTTTCGATCAGCAAATCTTCGCCTTCGGATTCACCCTCATAGCCTTCTTCGTACTCATCGTCATCTTCTTCGGATTTAGTTTTGATAACGATGCAGGAATCCGCTGGCATTTTGACGACGATTTCGTCTTTCTCGTACTCGTACTCGCAGTCGCATTCTCCAGAATGGTCACACTTCTCCATGCCGTGACCAAATTCTTGATCCCCATCTGCCGACAGCGTTTCGACAGTCTTCTCAGCCCAGCGGCGAGCCAACTCCGTCAAAAGCTCATCGTCTGACATGACCGCCAAATTCTCAAATCCAGATACCAGTTCCGACGCTTCAGTAGAATCCATGATCTTCCCATCCGTGTTTAGAGTTACCGATAAAGCCAACTTCATGTTCGACTGCTTCAATGCAAATTCATATTCCTGCTGCGAAAGCAAAGCCGGAATCGCTCTCCCCGCATTTCTCATGTGAGTGGCGAGATGGTCGTAAACACCCTTACGGTCAGCGGCAGGAATCGTCGAACCGCCGCGAGCCCCGTTGAGAATACCTATGCCAGATGAAACGGCGACTCTCGATGCAGCCCCTGGACTGCCATCCGTATTGAGGAAATGATGATGAAAGCGATATGCAATCTTCTGAGTAGGATTTTTCGCAGGATCGCGCCAAGCGTAAAGCTTGGCGAAATATTCAGGCGTATTCGGGGTTTTGACGTTCTTCTCTATTGCAAGGGGTCCGACATAACGCAGATCGCTCATACTTGTCTTATGTGGAGGAATTGCGCCAAAGGTGGCAGTCCCGTAAACCTCAGCATCCTGCAAGTTTTTATCTTCAATCATCGACATTGGTTGGTTCCCAACTATTGAAAGTTCGTAGGTTCGAGCAGAGGCAACGAAAGGCCAAACACGAAGATGCAAGACTTTAGTATGAAATAATCAGATTCCAGAATGGGTTATTGAATAGGAATCTAATTCTTGTAAGCCTTCACAACATCCTCGAGTAGGGACATCGGAATATCCGCTGGAGTACGGGGGACTGGAGGTGCAGTACCCGTCCTAATGTCTTCTTGGATAGGTGGTGCTGACGGTGCAGAACTGCCGTCCCCACTGCCGTCCATCCCAGATGAGCCACTTTCGGGTGCAGCGAGAGCCGATGGAATCTCATCTTCTCTACCAGTATTGCTCTCACCGGAATTGACTGTTAGAAGCTGGAAGTTATCAAATAGGACGGTAAGTTCTGGATACAACTCAGGCAGCAGTGTTGGCGCAAAGTTGCGAGGATCGGCCATTACGACCTTCTCGAGAATCCTTCTACGCCGCTCATCGTTGACTGGATAATCGTCCATCTCAAAGCCGTTGGCCCGCAGATAAGAAGTATCTGACAGGGCAAGCCGATCCCACGCGCCGGTTGCAGCCGGACCTTCATCCTGTCGCGCAGACAGCATTCGAGAATCAAAGATCAACTCAAAGCGGAGTGCTTCCTCATCGGAGAAACCCTCAAACTCAATGAGCATTGGCCGCAAGTAAGCAACTGTTATGAACTCGGCAATCATTTCACCAACAGGATTTACATGCTTACCTATTAGGTCCGAATCGACGTTGTAGGAAGACCAGTGATTGAGTCCAGCCTTACCTCCAATAATCTCTGGCGGGGCATCCAAACCTTTAGCAAGCCGGTCAAGCAACTCCATTCGCAAATCGTGATAAGTGCCATCCAGGTCTTGTGCAAGTTCGACTAAACGTATTTTGTCGCCATACTCGGCAGCACCACGCACCACTAGCGGAACCAGCCCTGCCGCAGAAGTCCTGTCACGCACAGGTGCAGACATGTGTTCAACCAGCGTTTCGATGAACTCGTCAATGTCATCGGTATCGTCGGGTGCTTCAGTCTCGGAGATTGGTCCGAAACTCATTTCTTCTGGAACAAACAGCAAACCCGATGACAACCGAG